TGTCGGTCTGCGGCCGGCCCACGTTCAGCGCGGCATCGGCTGCAGCCTTGGCAGCCTCCTTCACTCCGCGCCAGGCGCGCTCGAGGAAGCCGATGTTCTTTTCCATCTCCGGCGTGCGCTGCTGCAATGCATCGGCGTAGGCCTTCTGGGCTGCTTGCGCCGCCTCGACGGTGCGGCCCTGCTGCTCAAGCGCCCTCACCTGCTCATAGGTCGAGCGGGTGAGGTAGTTCATGGACTCGTTGAGCTTCAGCGAGGCCTGCAGCGGGGCCTTGCCAAGGTCTTCGAAGGCCTGGACGGTCTTCTCGATGCCTTGCCCGCCAGAGCGTTCGAATCCGATCGCGACGTTGGCGAACTGCACCAGATTGCTGGCGGCGACCCTGCCGGAGGTGGCCAGCTGGTTCAGCACCTCCGCGGCGCGTCCCACGGTGCCGGCACCGAGCTTGTTGACCTCGCGCGCCATGTCGGCAAGTGCGCTGGCGGTCGTGCCAGCGGCGTTGCCCGTGACGATGATGGTCTTGTTGAACTCGCGGCCTTCCGAGGCACCCTTCTCATACGCAAGAGCCAGGGCGCCAACGACGCCAACGGCGATCGTGAACGGGTTGATCAGGCCGACGACGAAACCGGCCGTCGCCTTGGCGGCGGCACCGATGCCGCCGAAGGTGCCGGACAGCTGCGAACCCTGTTGAATGATTGCCGTGATGGGGCTGCCGCCGCTGGCAATCTGGACGAACAGATCGTTCAGCTGGAAGCCGAGTTGCTGCGCCTGGTAGGCGGCCAGCTTGCTGCCGACGCCGACACCCTTCGCCGACTCGTTCAGGTCACCCAGGCGCTTGATGAGCGGGGCGGCCTGCTCGCTGACTCCAAGCTGCGCGGCTCGGTACTCCAGCATCTCGACGCGACTCTTGCCAAGCGTGTCGGCCTGCTCTTGCAGGGTGGCTATGAAGGACTGCTGCGCGCGCTCCAGGGACGACTTGGCCTGAGCCGCTTCTCTCTGGGCTTGCGCCTCGGCGAGCGCTGCTTCGGCGGCCTGCTTCTGCGCGGCTCGCTGGTTCTGTAGTTGCAGGATGAGCGGCGCCGCCTCGGACGCCACGCCAGCCTGTGCCGCCTTGTAGCGGAGCACGTCCTCGGCGCCCTTGCCGTAGAGCGCGACCTGCTCACGCAGAGAGTCGATCAGGCGGCGGCCTGCGTCCTCGGCTGCCTTGGTAGTCGTGGAGACTTCCTGGGTTGACTTTGCTGCCGCTGCCAGCGCCTGCGCCATCGATCGCGACGAGGCATCAATGCCGGCCAGCAGGGCCTCGACGCGGTCCAGCGAGATGGCGGTCTTGTTGCCAGCGTCGGTGACCTTGTCGAGAGCCGTATCGGCCTGCTTGAGGCCGGTGGTGTCAACGGCCAGGCCAAGTGTCGAAATCTGATCAGCCATGCGGCCTCACTTCGTGTTTTTGCGCTGTGCGGAGATCGCCGCCAGCGCGCCCGACTCCAGCTCTCGGATGTCGTCAACCAGGCCGGGCCAATCGGCCTGCGGTATCTGCATCAGCTCAAACAGAGCACGGACGCCCGCATAGTCCAGGCCATAGAAGCCAGCAGGACCACAACGCCATTGGGTTCCCAACTGGCAGAAGAGGTTGAACGCGACTGTCGTATCGGGCCAGAGAGCAATGTCGTACTGGTCCGCGACGTCCTCTAAGCTGTACCCCAGGTCGGAGATTTCGGCCAGATCAGGCGGCGGGGAATAGAGCCGCTTGCCGGCCTCCTTCAGTTTCCCCGGCGGGCCTCCATCAGCGCCTTGATATAGGCGTTGGCGATGTCGTCGGAAGCGTTGTGGAAGTCCTCGAGCAGCCCGGCCAGCGCATCGCGGCTGAACTCCTCCTCGACGTCTACCCAGCCGTGCACGATGTCCATTGCGACGTCGAGCTCCTCGCGGTCCTTGCTCGTCTCGATGAACTCTTTCAGTTCCGACTTGCGACGGTGCTTGAAGATGAGCTTCAGCTTCAACGGCTCCTCGGCAGGCCGGGAGATGGACACGGTATCGGTGAAGGTGGGCTTCGCCTTGATGCTGACTTTGGTCATGTGTGCTCCAGAAGTTGAAAGGCCCGCCGGCTTTTGCGCGGCGGGCTGGTTGCTGGTCGCTGAGCGATCAGCTGGCGTAGCGGGTGGTCGTGGCGGAGAGCGACAACGTCACTTCCAGCGCCATGACGTTGTCCTGCGTCAGAGTCGGCGAGTCGGCCATCGAGACGTAGGCATTCATGTAGATGAAGCCGCCGTTGGCCAGCGCCAGACGAATGCCACGGGTCGCTCGGTCATCGTCAGCCGTCTGGAGCACCGCGTAGTGGGGCAGCGCCGGGTCGTCGCCAATGTTGAAGGTGTAGCCGCGGGCGTTCTTGCTGGTGGGCAGGCGACGCTTCGTCGAGTCTTCCAGGAAGGAGTACTCGGTGAACTGCTGTTCGCCGCCGTTGGACGCCGAGGACAGGATCTGGGTGATCTGCTGCCAGCCGGTGATCTTGCGGGCCGAACCGACGCCACCGCCAGCGGGGTAGCGCGTGGTGTCCGACGTGTTGATGCCCTCCAAGGTGTAGGAGGTGCTGGCGACCACGGCCTTGACGCGAGCCAACCGGCCACTCAGCTTCGACCAGCCGGAAGTGATCTCCAGGATGTCGCCGACCACGAACGTGTGGGTGGCATCGCTGACGACGGCCTCGGTGGCATTCGAGATCGCGGTGAACGTCTTGACCGCACCGTAACCGGACGCCACGGCGACCGTGGAGCCGTTGGGCAGGCTGACGGCGCCCATCGCCAGGCCTGCGCTCATCAGCAGGCCGGACAGCAGGGAAACGAGACGGAGCTTGGGGAACTTCATGGAGGATGCCTTTCTTCAGGACAAGAAAAAGCCGCCTCGAGGGCGGCTGGTTGTTTGCCCGAGCGGGCGGGGTGGATCAGTGAGACGGCTTGCCGCGCTGGTGCTGCTCGCGGCGGTCTAGGGAGTTGTGGACAACGACCCGCGCGACTTCCGAGTCCTCAAAGGGGCAGCACCAGCAGCGGCGGGATGTGTCGTGCGGCTTCAGGTCATTTGCCGGCAGGACGTGGACGTCGGTATCAAACGGGTCGTCGTTCTGGTCGGTGAACCAGCCGTGAGTGAAGAGGAATCCGGGGCTGTATGGAGCGAACTCCAGCTCAGCGTCCGTCACGGCGCGGTGGCGGCGAAGTAGGCGCAGCTCACGGACAAGACATCACGGTCGGCATCGGGGACCGCGGGCCCATCGATGCTCATCGGCCGCGTCAGGTTGATGACCAACGATCCATTGGTCAGGCGCATGCCGAAGGCCGTGTCGAGCGATGCCGCAAGCGCTTCGCCTTCAGCCATGCCGGCGGCGGCGGTCGTCGAGGTCGAGATGAAGAGATTGACCTGGAAGACACCCGAATACTGCCGGTCCGCGCGCTCCAGGAACTCCGATGCGGTGGGCAGCGGAAGCAGATAGCAGGCGGCGTAGCGGCCGGTCGGAATGGGGGTCTTGACGCCCTGATAGACCACCGGAATCGCTGGACTCTGCGCGGCAGCCCAAGTGGCGAGCTTCTGCTCGAATGCAGCGCGGATGAGGGATTGGCTCATTTGCTGTGGATCGCCTGACGGATCCGGACCTCGGCCTGGGCCAGCGTGAGCTTGACCATGCCGGCCGGCGCCTGCTGGCTCCAGCCGTTCTCAAGGCGGATCGCGTAGGGCAGGCTGTTGCAGAAATAGACCTTCCCGCCGAGTTGGAAGGAGGCGCCCTTGATGGCCTCGGCTTCGCTGAGGCTGCGGTCGGTGGACTCGTGCGTGGTGCGAGCAGGCTGGCCGAACGAGGCAACCCAGTTCGCCCGGAAGCGGCCGCCGACATAGCCCTTGCCCGAGCGGTTCGGGTAGGCCGCGGCCAGGGCGCGGGCGGACTTGGTGCGGATCAGCTTTCCCTTGAACTTGCCGCGCTTGGTGAAGTTGGCCGGGTCGGACTGCGCCTGGGTGTTGAGCAGCTCCGCAAAGACGTTGTGCGACTCCCGGGCATGGGCCGCGCCCCGGTTTGCTTTCCAGGTGTCGGGATTGCCGACCGGGCTGCGCAGGATGACGGACTGGAACAGGTCCAGCGTGACCTTGCGGGCCGTGGTGTCCAGGTCCAGTCTGACCTTGTCGGCGAGCTGTTCAAGGGGGATGGACCACTTGGCCATCAGGGCCTCACCAACAGTTCGTAGAGGACAGAGGCGCCCGCCGGCGCCAGGGTCTTGACTGTGACGACCCGGTAGTCCTTCGACTGCCAGGTGAAGACGTGGCCTGGCACCGGGGCCGCGACGTTGATCGCGGCGACGTAGGCCGTCTTGTCGCCGGCAACCACGTTGGTGCCGTCGATGAGCTTCTGCTCGACGTCGAACACGGCCGCCATGCATGACTGCGAGAACGACGTGACCGCAGCGGTTCCAGTCGCAGGGTTGTATGCGCCGGGAGTCTGGCTCTTGAGCGTGGCCGCAGCGCCGAACTTGGTCAGCAGGCGCAGCGCCGTCGCTGCCGGCCGGGTGTAGTCGAAGGCCATCAGCCGCGAATGACTGGGATGCCGCGGGTCTTCAGCAGCGGTCGGACCATGGCTTCCACCGCCGCGAACTTGGTCTGCTGGCTCGCGCCGTCGGCGTAGGTGGTCGAGATGGGGCCGATGCTCTCGCTCTTAACCTGGGCCGTCTCGTCAGCCAGTAGACTGCCCGAGCGTGACTTCAGCGCCATCTCGATGGTCGCGCGTTGCAGCGCCACCGGGATGACGCTGAAGCTCTGCTCGATGCAGTCCAGCACCACTCCGGCACGGGGCCAGTCCAGAGCCTGGGTCGTCTTGACCCGCAGGCCCTGCCAGCGGCCGTTATAGCGCTGCTGCAGGTACTC